TGAACGTAGAAAAGCGAATGAGTTTGCAGTTCAAGATGCAAAGTTACAAGCTACATCGGACGCATTAGGTGCAATCAATGGACTTGTAGGTGCATTTGCCAAAGGTGATGAAAAGAGAGCAAAGGCTGCATTTAAAATACAAAAGGCTGTGAGCATAGCACAAGCAACTGTAGATACTTACAAAGGTGCTAACGCAATTTTTGCAAGTGCTGCCGCTAACCCTGCAACAGTCTTATTCCCTGCTCAACCATTTATCGCAGCGGGTGTAGCAATTGCATCAGGTTTGGCTAACGTAGCAACCATTGCACAGCAACAATTTCAAGGTAGTACACCTCCCGGAAATAATGAAACACCACCACCTTCATTTAATGATGGGGGCGGGGGTTCACAACCTGCGCAGTTTAATCCACTTGCATCTTCATTCTTGCAGGAAAGACCTGAGCAGATTACACCACGTGCCTATGTACTTGCTAGTGATGTTGCCAGTGCAGCGGAAGTTCGTGAGAACGTTGCCGACCTTGCACGAATAGGATAATAAAAAAACCGCCCACGTTTGGACGGCTCTTTTACTTGAAAAAACAAATTGTACTATGAAAAGATTCAGAACAAATATAAATAACTTTGAAACATGGAAAAAAGAAAAGTAGTTAAATGTGTAATAGATGAGGAAGGTCGTTTGGGTATTACGGCAATGGGCTTAGTGGATAGCCCTGCAATCGAGGAGAACTGGATAGCATTAAGCAAAATGAAACTAAGTGCGCTTAACGAGGAGCGTAGAATGCTTTATGGTCCTGCGCTCATCCCGGATAAAGAGATACTTCGCTATGATGACAAAGGCGAACCGTACTATGTATACTTTGAAAAGGCAACGGTGCAAGCTATCGCGCATCAATTCTTTAAAAAGAACCTGCAACACACCACTAACTTGCAGCATGAAATACCTGTAACGGGTGTGACTGTTGTTGAGTCATGGCTCAAAGAGGGAAAGAATGATAAAAGCATTGAACTTGGTTTGCCTGAGTTGCCCGATGGCACATGGTTCATTGGTACTAAGGTAGACGAAGAGCACGTGTGGACTGATGTAAAGGAAGGCAAGATAAAAGGATACAGCATTGAAGGCTTTTTTAATGAGGTAGGTGTAGCAATGAGTGGTGTGAAAAACTACGAAGCGGAATTGGTATTAGAACTTGACCAGCTACTAAGCAAAGTAAACCCAAACAAATGAAAATAAACAGCGTTAAATTCAAGGATAAAGCATCCTTTGAAAAGAACAAAACGAAACCTAACGTGGTTGCAGTACACGAGCCGTTTGGCATCATTGTATTTGAAGACAAGGAGCGTGTTACTCCAGACCATACAAAGGTGTGCCAAGTACAAGAGGTTGATAGATCATTAGACCAAATCTCAACAGGTCTTGCTATCCTAGTTGCTCCCGACCTTGATGCAGCTCGTGCATATCTCAATAAGAATAAGATAGTAATTACTGAGGTATTCCACTTGACTAATACGCTATTTGTGGAAGTCCCTGCCTTTGCTGCCTTTAATGAGTTCTATATATCGCTAATGAATAGCAAACTATTCACAAGTGTAGAGCCTGATTACATACAGCCATATGCAACGGATGCAGATGCTTACACTTATACCTCGCAATGGCACTTGCCTAATATGCAAGCTGCTGAAGCGTGGTCACTTATTGACGGTGCTGCATACGGAGAAGTTGCAGTACTCGATATTGCTTGCGATGTAGACCATGAAGACTTAGTAGGTAGAATAAGTGATACATCATGGAACTGTGTAACGGATGCTCCCGATGTAAGACCAGTTAGCGAGTTCGAAAGACACGGTACACCTTGTAGTGGTTTGATATGCGCAGCTACCGATAATAATATCGGAGTATCTTCATTGGGAAACAACAAACTCAAAGTGCAATTTCTGCATATCGGTTATGGCTCAACATCGAGTGGTGGCTTTTCAACCTCCGATACAATCGTAACACGTGCAGCGAATAAGGCAATAGCTAATCCTAACTGTCTTGCTATTTCAATGAGTTGGGGTGGTGGTAATCCTACTTCATATCCGTTATTTCAAAATGCGTTAACGGCTTGTAAGACTTATGGACGCGACGGTAAAGGCATACCAATCTTTGCAAGTTCAGGGAATCAAAACAATCCTAACTTTACACAAGCACCTGCTATCTACCCTATGGTATATGCAGTCGGCGCATCAACCACTTCAAATACTCGTGCGTCATTTAGTAACTATGGACCAAAGACCTTTGCCGCTGCTCCCGGTACTTCATGCCCTACAACCGACCGCACAGGTGCTGCAGGTTACAAGCCCGATAGTAACTATACTTCATTTAGTGGTACTTCATGCAGTTGCCCTGTAATGGCTGCAGCCGCTGCTAGTGTAATACTTGCTAACCCTTCACTTACAGAAGCGCAGGTAGCGGATGTATTAAAACAATCGTGCCGTAAGACTGGAGGCTATGTATACGATGCCAATGGTAAGAGTGCTGAACTTGGATACGGTGTGGTAAACATGTTTAATGCTGTGACCATTGCTAAAAGTTTAGACGGTGGCAATCCTACACCTGTGCCCGTTGCCGAATACAATCTATTCGGAACCATAGCAACACTAGCAACGGCTGTGCAAGGGTCAACTATTAATGTAGCATACAGCGTAAACGTTGACAAAGTGTATACTCAAGATATCATTGCCACGGTGCATCTTACTTTCACCCGTCCCGATGGTAGCAAGTTTGTGTTTTACACTGGAGATGTTACAATTCCAAAAGGTCAAACAGTAGTAACTAAGAATGCGCCATTTGCATTGCCTAACAATCAAACAGGCAACGCACTATTCTCTTTGACTATTGACCCTAATATGGTGATTAAAGAAACCAATGAGAATGATAATACTATTAGCACAGGTACAACTATTACGCTAGTGAATCCACCTACACAAGGGCTAGATGCAAGTGTGACTATTGATCGCTATGAATGGCTCGATGCTAACCGGGTAAAGATTTACTACACATTCTACAATAAGGGTAGTGTGGTAATTACCAGCATGAAGGTTAATCACGGTTTAGTAGGTGGGTTCAATGGAACTTGGAACCGTGGAGATAGAATAGATGTTGGTCGCAGTCAAACACTTGCTAGTGTTTACAATATCACTGCGCCAGCTACTCCTATTCCTACCGATTACGTTTTGACTATTACGGCTGTGAATGGTGTACCTGATAATGATAGTACAAATAACACAGCACGTATGCAGATTAAAAAATAGTGCTATATTAGCTGCGGTTAATACGCATATAAAGTGATCTAAGGTTAGTGTAAAAAGAAAGCCCCAAACGAGGGGCTTCTTTTTTTAACCAGTTTAACCACTTACAGAACGCAAGCTCGTATATACTCAGCCATATTCATTTTATGCTGCTTAGCATTTTTTTGTAATGACTTAAGTTGTTTGTCATTTAGTCGCACAGTAATCTTATTGTGCATTGATGTTGGAGGTGTTTTCATATTGTATGTAATTTTTTACAGTCGCTAAGATACTAAAATAGTTGGATGTAACAAAATAGTCTTTTTGCTACTATATCCAAATATCCAACAATGTCGAATATCAAAGAACAAATCAAATCCGTATTCAATAAGTACGGCATTGACCCTTCAACAGTTGGTATCAAGTTCGAAGAAGAATCTGCAGCGGCTGAAGCTCCGGCAACGGAAGTAAAGTTTGCAGTAGAAGGTACTTTGGCTGATGGTACTAAAATCTACTCAACCGCTGATGAGTGGGCTGTAGGTGTAGATATCTACACTCAAGATGCTGAAGGTAATCCAGTGCCTGTACCTGCAGGAGAATACCTGCTTGAGGACGGTGTTGCCAAAGTCTATGTAGGCGAAGATGGTACCATTACTGAAATCTCAAAAGAGGAACAATCAACTGAAATGAGTAGCGAAGACCTCGTTGCTGTAATTGGTCAATTGTCCGAGCGCATTGCCGCACTAGAAGGTGAAAAGACCGAACTAGCTGCCGCAGTTGAATCTGCTAAGAAGGATGCAGAAGCACTCAAGACTGAACTTGCTTCAGTTAAGAAGGCTCCTGCAGTACCCTCTGTAAAATCACAAGAATTTAAGAAAAACGCACAGCCCGTAGTTGCATCGAATGGTAATTCATTCAGTGACTTTATGGCTGAGTTGCGTGCTAAACAAAGTAAATAATTCACCTCATAATTTAAATTAAGTATGCCAACAACAACTTCACTCACCACCACCTATGCAGGTGAATTAGCTGGTGAAATCGTAAAGAAGGCTCTCATCTCTAACGTATCAACTCAGTACGTTACAATGAAGCCAAACGTGCCTTACAAATCAGTAGCACGTAAAATTGATGATACTGTAACTTTCGCTGCAGGTACTTGTGACTTTACCCCAACAGGTACAATCACTTTGACTGAGCGTATTTTGACTTTGGAAGAGTTCCAAGTTCAACGCCAAATCTGTAAGAAGGACTTCTTTACAGACTGGTCTGCTGCTGATGTAATGAGCGGACGTGTAAACACTCAAATCCAAGACGCTATTATCGAGCGTTTGGTAAGCGGTATTGCTGCCAACAATGAAAGCGTAATGTGGAATGGTGTTAACGCTACTGCAGGTCAATACGACGGATTCCTTACCTTGATCAAAGCAGGTGGTTCAGGTGCTGTATCTGC